CAGGGGCAAAAGCGGAAAAAAGGCCGAAATTATGCCCCTCCCTGCCCCTGCACCCTATAGGGCAGGGGCATAGGGGCATCGGCATTCAGACAGGGAAGGTGAGCAATGACAGATCACATAAATCCAAACCACTACCGGCAAGGGCATGTGGAGTGCATAGACGCTCTGGCGGCTGCTACGGTGAACCTAAGCGGCATTGAAGCCATCTGCACAGCCAACGCGATCAAATATCTTTGGCGCTGGCGGGAAAAAGGTGGCACGGTCGATTTGAAAAAAGCGCAATGGTATATCGGATGGCTGATTACCGAGCTTGAGAAATAGGGGGGGGTATGCCATCTGTGAAAAACAACGTGGAGGCTTGAAATGCAATTAATTGCTAATGAAGTCATTAAATTAGTTGCCTCCGGTCAAAATGTTCATGTTGCTTGCCAGAGTGTTGGCGGAATTACGCCTAAGATGCTTCAAGAAATAACGCGTCAAAATCATTTGCTTGAAATGCAATTGCTTGACGCTTTTTGGAAAGGAAAGGCGATTCGTGATCGCAAATTGGCCAGCCGATAAGGTCGAACGCCGCAAGGTTACAGACCTAATCCCATATGCCCGCAACAGCAGAACCCATAGCGATGCACAGGTGGCGCAGATCGCCGCCAGCATTAAAGAGTGGGGATGGACAACGCCTGTTCTGATTGATGAGGACGGTGGAATTATTGCGGGCCACGGTCGCATCATGGCGGCTCAGAAGCTGGGCCTGGCCGAAGTGCCTTGCATGGTTGCCGAAGGTTGGACGGATGCGCAGCGCAAGGCATACGTGATTGCGGATAACCAGCTTGCGCTAAACGCGGGCTGGGACATGGACATGCTTAAAGTCGAAATGCAGGAGCTTGGCGCTTTTGACTTTGACCTTGGTCTGCTGGGCTTTGACGATAAGTTTCTTGATGGCTTGCTACAACCAGAACCAACCGATGGCTTGACCGATGAAGATGCGGTGCCAGAGGTGCCTGCGGTTCCTGTTTCTGTGCGCGGAGACGTTTGGGTTCTAGGTGGCCATCGACTTATGTGCGGCGACAGCACAGCGGTGACTGATTTTGACGCACTGGTTACTGAGCGCGCCGACTTGATTTTTACCGACCCTCCCTACGGCATGTCATACGGCGGTGGGCGGGCGCGCGGAGATCACCAGAAGTTCAAAGGTCGGTCAGGGGGCATCAAGGCCCACGGCATGATCATTGGAGACGACCTACAGGGCGACGACCTTATCGGTCTTGTCCGTAACGCCATTCTTACGGCTTCAACCAAGTGCAAGGATGGCGCTCCGCTTTACGCCTGTTTTACATGGCGCACTTACGCTGAGTTTGAGCAGGCGTTGATTGACGCTGGGCATGAAGTGAAAGCGTGCATTGTTTGGGATAAGAAATCCATTGGGCTGGGGAACAGCCACTACCGCCCTCAGCATGAGTTTATTTTTTATTGCAGCGGCTCTTGGTATGGCGACAAATCGCAAGCCGATGTTTGGTATATGAGCAGGGGCGCGACCGGCGAATATGTCCATCCGACGCAAAAGCCGGTCGAACTGATTGAGCGCGCTCTGAATAATAGCAGCAAGGCAGGCGACATCGTTATCGACTGCTTTGGCGGTTCAGGCTCAACCTTAATTGCGTGCGAAAAGACTGGCCGCCATGCGCGCCTGATGGAACTCGACCCTAAATATGTAGACGTCATCATCAAACGCTGGCAAGACTTCACCGGACAAAAGGCGATGCTTGAGGGCGATGGACGCGCGTTTGATGAGTTGAGTAAGGAGCGCCTTAAGAATGGCTAACGGAAAAGCTGGCCGCCCGGCCAAAACATTGAACGACGAACAGCGCGCCCAGGTTGAGGCGCTGGCTGCCTATCTGTCACAAGAGCAAATCGCGGATTATTTCGGCATTGCCCGCAACACGTTTGCGGCGATGGTGGAACGTGACCCTGACATTTCTGAGCGGTATAAAAGGGGCAAGGCCAAGGCCATTGGCGCAGTGGCGCAAGGGCTGATTCAGCAAGCGCGCGAAGGCAACATGACGGCGGCGATCTTCTACCTTAAGACGCAAGCGGGCTGGCGCGAAACCCAAGCGATTGATCATATGTCAAGCGATGGCACCGCATTTAAGTTTATCGTTGAGCGGGCCAGTGCGACAAATAAAGATTAAGCTAACGGAGCCGCAAGAGGCGTTCGTGTTTAGCGATGCCCGTCACCCGGCGATGGTGGCGGGGTTTGGTGCGGGCAAGTCTGAGGCTGGCGTAGTGCGTTTGGCGCTTAAAGCGATTCAATATCCAGGCTTATCATTTGGATTTGTCGAACCAACCTTCGATCTAATCCGCCTGATTGCATGGCCGCGCTTTTCAAATATCTTGGAAAGGTGGAAGATCGGCTTTGAATTGAACAAGAGCGATAACACAATCACCTTGCAAAATAAGTCGCAGATCATCTTTCGGTCGGCTGATTCCCCTGAAAGGCTTGTCGGCTTTGAGCTTGCGGACGGCGTGATAGACGAAATCGACACGCTGAGAGAAACACACGCCAAGGATGTTTGGGACAAGATGCTTGCCCGGTGCCGCCAGATCAAACCGGACGGCAGCCGCAACACGCTTGCCGCAGTGTCAACGCCGGAAGGATTTCGCTTCGTCTATAAAACTTGGGGCCGCGATCCAAAGCCAGGCTATGAGCTAATTCGCGCGCCGACTTACTCAAATCCATATCTGCCGCCCGATTATGTGCAGAGCTTGCGCGACACCTATTCAGGGCCGCAGCTTGAGGCATATCTTGAGGGGCAGTTTACCAACCTAACGAGCGGCAGCGTTTATGCCGAATTTGACCGGCAGGAAAACGGCACCTTCGAAACGATCCGCATCAGTGAGCCGCTGCATATCGGCATGGATTTCAACGTGGGCAACATGTCTGCGGTTGTCGGCGTTATGCGCCAGGGCAATCCAATGGCGCTGGATGAGCTAACCGGCGTTCGTGACACGCCGGCCATGATCGACACGATCAAGAGCCGCTACAAAGGCCATGCGATCAACATCTATCCCGACGCCAGCGGCGGATCGCGCAAGTCGATCAATGCCAGCCTGTCGGACATCGTGCTGCTGCGGAACGCCGGCTTCACGGTGCTGGCCCATGCGTCTAATCCTCCCGTCAAGGATCGCGTCTTGGCGCTTAGTCAGATGATCCACAATCAAGGCAAGCGGCGCTTGCTAGTCAATCCAGATCGCTGCCCGTCATTGACTGAGGCGCTAGAACAGCAAGCCTATGACAAGAACGGCGAACCGGACAAGGCAAACGGACTTGATCACTTAAATGATGCTCTAGGCTATTTCATATTCTACAAATATGGCATATCACGCGGGCCAGTTCGCTTCGCGCAGATCATGGGCGCTTGATGCCTTTGCTGCGCGGCGCACCTTGTGCTAATGTGGCGGGCGCAATGTATCACCGGGGCTTGCCTAATGGCCGTCAATAACACGCACAAACAATATGACGCTTATCGGTGGCGCTGGCGGCGTTGCCGTGACGTGATCGCAGGCCGCGATTCCGTCTTGCAGAATGGCCGCCAAGGTCAGCGGTTCCAGGGCAGTCTTTACGATCCGGTTTTCACGCAAGAGATTTATTTGCCGCGCTTGAGCGGGCAATCGGAATCTGAATATCGCACCTATGCCGAACGCGCCGCATTCTTTAATGCCAGCGGGCGCACAGTGGACGCATTGACCGGTCTCATCTTCGCCAAGAATCCGCAGATGGAGTTGCCGCCCGCGATTGATCGCTTCACGAACGACATCACGCTGTCGGGCGATAACCTACGCGAGTTTAGCGAACAGGTGGTGGAAGAACAAACAGCCGTGGGCCGTGTTGGCATTATGGTGGATTATCCCGCCGATGTGCCAACGAACCTGTCTGTGGCCGCCGCAGAGGCGCTTAACATCCGCCCATTCATGCGGCTTTATAAAGCCGAAACCATCCTGAATTGGCGCACGGCGAATGTCGGCGGCATCAAAATCTTGACGATGGTTGTGCTGCAAGAAACGCATGACGTGCCAGAGGATGATTTCACGACACAAGAGGTGACGCGCTATCGCGTTCTTGACCTGACAGAGCAAGGTTATCGCGTTCGCCTGATGACGCAACAGGGCGAGACGGTTTCCGAAACCTATCCGCTTATGCGTGGCCAGCCGATGCGGCGGATTCCGTTCATTGTGCTGGGCGCGAATAGCTCTAGCACGGACGTGCAAAAGCCGCCGCTGCTTGACCTGATCGACGCCAACATCGCGCACTATCGCAACTCTGCCGATTATGAGCATGGCTTGCACTTCACCGGCTTGCCGACGCCTTATGTGGCTGGCGTCCAGCTTGACGAGGGCCAGACGCTAAACCTGGGCAGCAAAACCGCTTGGGTGTTTCCCGATCCGTCTGCCAAGGCATCGTTCTTGGAGTTCACCGGCCAAGGCTTGTCAACGATCCGCGAGGCCATGAAGGACAAAGAAACTCGCATGGCCAGCCTGGGCGCGCGTTTCTTGGCTGATGACAAGCGCAGCGGTGAGGCGTTCCAGACGCTTGAACTGCGCACTAGCGGCGAACGGTCAACGCTGGCCAGCATTGCCCGCGCGGCATCGGATGCGCTGTCAAAGGCGTTGAACATCATGGCGGCTTGGGTGGGCGCACCCGAAACGGCGCGTTATGATCTTAAC